ATCCTACCTCTAAAGTTAACATCAATTGGTGTGATGTTTGAAGCAGGTAAGGCAGCTGCCTTAATTAAGAATCTTGATTTTTCCTTAGTATCATTATCAATTGCTGTTTCATTAGGAAAAGCAATTTCCACCTCAAATAGATTCGGTCTAGTTCCACCACCAGCTAATTTGCTTTTAAACCCAGTGATAGTCCTTAATGGTGGTTTATTAAATTGGGTTGCCATAGTTTTTTATACCTTTAGTTAAACTGTACCGATTACTTCTTCAAATGAGATGCCAGTTCTAGTGGCGACAAATGTAAGACCAATGAAGTTAATTGATCTTGCAGGTTTAACAAAAATGTCTGCTACAAATTCATTATTATCTATAACAGCAGCAGTGTTATTTGTCTCATCACAAACAACTCTGAAGTCTTGAATACCTCTCTTTGCTTGAACATCGCGTAAGAAAGGTTCAACAATATTCACAAAGTTAGTCCTTGTGATCTCATCGTTGAATTCAAATAATTGATCTTTTGCTGCTGCTTCAATTGCATTCTCTATAAAGATGAACAATCTGCGAACATTAATTCGATCAAATGCTGATGATTTTCCAAATCCAGTTTTATCACCGAATAGGACAATTCCTGCTCCAGGTGAGAAGATTACTGGATTAATTCTATTTGTATAGAGTTTATCTCTTTGTGCTTGACTTGGGTTATATCCAAGTTTAATTGCATTTAAAATAGCACCTCTTGCTGTTCCCGCTGGTGAGAACCATGGGAAATTGTTGATGTCATTTCTTGCACATGTTCCTGCGATATCTCCATTTAATGGAATATACCTAAAGGTATTTCCAAATCTATCAAACATATACTTGAATCCACTATCAAATACAGCATATGTTGATGATGTGATTGGAGCAAAAAAGTCTAGAACATTATTTGTAATGTCGTCTGATGACCTTAATGTCGAACCTGTTATAAATGTTGTTTTGTCTGGTGATATGAACGCTACAGCATCTTTTCTAATTTCAGCAACTGAAATTAATTTATTTGCTAGTGCTTGTGTTTCATTTCTAGTTTTTGCTCCTGATCCCATGATTAGGAAATCAATATCAAATTCATCAGTATTTTCAAACAAACCATATCCAGAAGATAAATCTCCCAAACTTGCTGTTAGAGCACCACCAGCAGTTATGTCGGTAGTTCCGTCATAATTTTCACCACCAGATAGAGAATATCCAATATTACCGTTTGCAGCAAATTTAATATTCTGTGTATTTTGATCCCATGCTTCATCAGTAACTTTTGTAAATCCACTTGAGAATGCTGTTGTAACGGGATTTGCAGGACCACTTAATCCAAAAATATTGTTTGAAGAATTAAGTAAAAACTTTCTCCAATATGAAGTAGATCCAGCAGAAAACTCAGCATCTTTTGCTTTTGATAGGTTTAGATTCTTTTCAAGAATTGTCCCTGCGTTTCCAGTTATGTCTCCATCATCATCAATTACAACAACATGCACCTCATCAAATCTTGAGTTTCTTGCTGCTGCGTATGCTGATGTTCCAGGTCTTTCTGCGATCTGGTTCCAACTTATTGTTGTGGAATTATTTGTGATATTGTTTGTAGTTGTGATTGTTTGAGAATCAAACCAATCTGATACACTATTTACTGCTACAGTTGCAACTCCAACAGAACTGTTATTGACTGCAGTGATATTGCTAGATGAATTAAATCTATAAACACCTGATGGTGAATAATCTATTTCAGTTTCAGTTCCACCTGATGGTGTGTGTGATAAGAATTTGACTGAAATCGTTCCAGTTCCTATGTCAGTAATGATACCTTTGAAGAATCCATCAAGAGATGATGTTGATCCAGAACCTGGTACTGTTCCAGATGCTGTTTGGGTAACTCCAAATCCAACTGACATTCCAGCTGTGTTACCTACTGATAAAACTTGATCAGCAAAAGAATCTATAATCGCAACTTTTAATCCATTTGCCCATGATCCAGGATTTCTTGCAGCAACTACTGTTCCTGCTAAAGTGTTTTCATCATATCCTTTGTTAATATAATCATCTACACTGTTGATAACTACACTACCAGCATCATCCGTGGCGTTGTTTAAATTAGAACCTGATGCTCTAACCACATTCATCTGTCCACCATATGCTAAGTAGGATGCTGCTACCATCCAGTACTCAACTTGATTATCTGTGTTGTTTGGTTTACCAAAATTATCAATCAAATCCTGTTCGCTTTCAATTACAATTGGTAGATTAACAGGTCCTTTTTCAAAAGGTGCTACAATTGCAGCAGTTTTGTCTGTGGCAGAGTCAACTCTACCAATAGTTAAATCAACCTCTCTAACTACAATTCCAGGAGATGCTAAATTTACTGGCATCTTGTACTCTCCGAATCTCGAAATATGTTAAAATTATTTATTAAAATGACCTTTTTGATTGGGGAAACATTACATGAACACTACCAATCAGGATATTGCCAATCAATAAATGGCACTCTTTTCTTCCTTGCTTCAACAATTCTTTTGATAGTGCACACCTTACATTCATATGAATATGACGATGCTGTAGCACCTCTCCCCTTTCTGGATCTATAAAACCCTTCGATTAAATTTTTCTCTTCACCACAAACTCGACACTTTCTATCGTTGAGTAATAAATGTCCAAGTTTTAATTGATCATCAAACTCCATTAAATTATTTAAAAAAACATTACTTGATTTAACCTATCATAATTATGATATAATTCTGGTTTATATATTGGTCCGTGAACCTGATTAGCATCGTATAACACACATCGATTGTATCGTATAGGTATAATCGTTTCTAACTTCGGGGTATTGACTTTACCGTCAGGATCTGGTGGAACGACACTATAAAGTCCTGTACCTGGAATTTCTTCCTGACCATACTCCTCTGGAGTATTTAAATACACTAAACAAGCCCATTTAGACCAATTTCCATCAACATGACATATTGCATACCAAGGTCTTTTTGATCTTACGATCTCATCGTGATTTGTTATATTAACAATAAATTTTGGGAATTTCCACATTTCATAGTGATGTTCCTTATCGAATTTTATATGCCATGCTTTATTTTTACACAAATATTCAAAGAAAGAAGACATATTAACTTTCATCTCTTCCCCAATCTCTTTTTTATTAACATAAATTCTTCTACCTATTGCACCTCCTACTCTATTATCATCAGGTCTAATACCATAATTATCAGTCCATACATTCTTAAAATCTTTTAATTCACTAAGAGTATAATCTCTTATCTCATCTGGATTCTTATAAAAATTATCAATAACAAAATATGTTTTCCGTATTCTATTAAGATTAAATCTTCTCTCACCGTTTCCCATTTCCTGCCATGTTATATCTTCTGTACTTCTTATTTGTACTTCAAGTTCAGGATTAATCTCAAACATCTAATATTAACTTGCAATTTCTTTACTTGGTAAAGTTTGATACTCGTATTCCTTCCAATTTAATTTAATACCTTTATGAGCTAAAAGAACTAACTTTGCTTGAGTCATTTTTTTACTATAAAAGATGATACTTTCATCATGTAGTCCTGCGTCTCCACTCATGATTTCTCCTCGCTGTTAGGTTTACCAAAAGTTTTGTATGCTAGTTGTTCTTTTAAGAAATCAACTTGCATTTTTAAACTTCTATTCTCTTCTTCAAGAGATTTTATGTGTTCTTCATATACTGTAATCATGTTTTTTGATTGTTCAAGTTTTAATTTTTTATCCCAGTTCACAACGTCCTCAGTCTTAATTAATTATAAGTTTAATATTTTCTTAAGTTTATCTATAGTCCCACATATAGGATCTATCCCCATACTCATCAGCATACCATCTATCTCCTTCATTGTCAACAAAAACTGTATCATCAAGTCCATCAGCAATGAATCCAAACGGTGCCATGTCTTGTTCTATCTGATTTTTTTGTTCTTCATATATTCTTTTTCTTACATCATTATCTGTCATTTCCTTAAAATAGTCTTGTGCCACTAACCAAGAAAAAAGAACAAGACACATTGCTAAATCGTCGTTACATCCCTCTTCTGCCTCAAAAGAATTGGCTCTTTGAGCAAATGTTGTCAATTCTGATATAATATCATAATCATTCACTAATATTTTGTCATCTTCCAATAGAGTTTTTAAATTAGAGCATCCTAATTTTTTAACTGCTGCAGTTGTTCTAACACCTAACTGTGATTTTTTACCAGAGAATCCTTGCCCAACAACCTGACCATTTCGACCTCTCATTGATGCCATGAGTAAATTTTCATATTCTAAATCATATTGAAGAATACTTGCTACTTGATCTCCAATATCATTTACTTCTATTAATAAAAATGCTTGATTATAACCTTTAGCTACATCAAATATAATATTTGGAAATAACATCGGTTTAATTTCATTATTTCGATACTTTGCAACTGTTTTATAAGGAAACTTTGTAATATCAAAGACTATGAATGCTGAATAATCATTACCCAAACCACGAGCAACATCAACTGTAATGAGATAATTGTGGTCTTTAATTGGATCTTCATACACATCTAAACCTGCATTTTTTGTTATTGGGTCTTCATATACAAGATTTCGAAGTTTAGATGGATTAATTAGAGTATTTACTGACCCCAAAAATTCACATTCAAATTCAATTTTGAATTGCTCTTCAGAAGTGTTTGCAATTGTTTGCTCTTTCCATATTTGATCCCTACCAGGAACTTCACTCCAGTGAACATCTGTGGGAATATATTCATTTTTACTTTTTTCTGCATCATGCCACATACGATAAAAATGATTCATACCGCGAGGGGTAGAAACAATAATTACCTTAGTGCTTTGTCCAGATGTAATGGTAGGATAAACAGAAGCAAAAAAGTCGTCAGCAATATGATTCGGTATGAAAGCAAACTCATCAAGAAAGATGACATTGTAGGATCCACCACGAACTGCAGATGATGATGTAGAGTTTGCTGATATCTTTGATCCATTTTCAAGTTCTAAACTACCTTTATTCCATGATATGATACCTTGTTGCATCCAAGTTGGTAAATTTTCATAAGCAAGTTGTAATCTACCTAATAAATCTCTAGCAGTTGATGCTTTGTTTGCTAGAACTGCAATATTAACATTGTCGTTAAAAACTGCATAGTGTAAAAGATATGATATGCAAGTTGTAGATTTACCTGTCTGCCTAGGCATTTTACAAATGTTAAATCTATTTTCATGAAATCTTCGTATCAATTTTTCCTGAAAATCGTACATATCAAAAGGAACTAGTCCTTCATCCAGAGATACTATTTTAATATATTTTCTTGTAAAATATACGGGATCTTCTTTACACCTAACAAATTCAAGCACATTTTCTTGTGTGAATTCAATAGATGTATTTGCTTTTTTTAAATTAGGATTACCAAGATATACATTATCAGACATGATGTTTACCTATCCATCAACTTATTAATTCTCATATTTTTATCTTCTCTCCAGTTTGATTTCATTTCAGTTATTTGTTCCGTTCCTTTCCATACACCATTTAATACGACAGGTTTCATGTGTGCTGGACCTACAATATCAGTTATGTTAGCATATAAACTTCCATCAGAATTTTCGATATTAGTTGATTCATTTTCAATCTCTTTTCTGACTTCTCTTTTCATTTCTTCTCTTTCTTTTCTTTTTTGTGTAGCAGCAGAAACTGACATATTTGACTGTCTAAATTTTTTGACAGCATCTACTTGCTTTAAACGAAGTTGTTGTCTTCTTTGTGCTAAATCCACGATTTACTTTGTCTTATCTTTACTATTTAGAAACTGTTGCTTTATCATCTTTGAAAGATCTGATGTTGACCCTACAAATAAAGCATTATTTGTGACTGTATTTGTTGTTTGTTTCTTATCTTCATCTACTTCTTTTACTTTCTTCTGTAAATCTAATAACTTATCTGTTGTATCTGCCACTGACTTGATTATCTGTCCTGCAACTTCATATGCTCTTGGACTCGCACTCTCTCCTGCGAGTTCTAGAATACCATTAAGAGATTCTTGTCCCTTTTCAATTAGAGAATACAAATTAGCACGAGTGTATTCATAATCTTTTTCAATATCCTCAGATTTTTTCTCTTTCTTTTCTAATTTAACCTCCTTCTTTGAAGGCACAATCGCTTCAACCTCAGTATGAGTGTTTAATGCTTCATCAATAGGATCGTAACTTGACATGGTATTCATTATACATCACTTTGTTTTGTAGGACTGTATGATTTACCATCATCAAAGAATGTTTCAAATTCATTAAATCCAAAGTCATCACCTGGAACAATTGCAGCATCATCAGCAGTCGTTAATAGATTTATAACTGTTGATGA